AGGATATGATAAGAAGAGTGGCGACCGATGGCTCAACCAGAGTATTGAAACGACTAAGGCTGCTATGGACGATGAGAATTTCCGTTACAAATCCGCAAACATTGATTGGGATAAGTTCGCTGATTCCAGAGGGGTAAAGAAGGTTAGCCACGAAGAGGCTAAACAAAAGGTAGAAAGATCTAGAAAACTAACCGCCGATGCCTATGATAGGGCGAACAAGATGGGCTACAAGGACATCGGAAGCGAAAAATTAGATATAGCGAAACCAAATAAAAACAAACCAACCTAGCATGGCATACGATTTTAGTGAGAATATCCAACGAGGCGTTCTCTACCTCTTAAAGTCTAACAAGGACTTTTACCTCCAGATTGTTAATCTGGTTCAACCCGAGTACTTTGAGTTCCCTTCTCATTCCAAGATCTTTACGAAGGTCAGGGAGCATTACGAAAAGTATGGGAAGCTTCCTACGGATGATTTTATTATCCAAGATGTGAAGCCTACGCTGGGAGCCCGAGAGAATGCATCCGATTATGAGGATGAACTTTCCTATATTAACAACGTGGATAGCTCTACTGTGGGTAACACCGAGTATATGCTTGACCTCGTAGAAGGTTTCGCTAAGAAAGAGGCGATGAAGAGTGCGATTGCTGATAGCATTTTGCTAATTAAAGAGGATCGGATTGATGAGGTCGAGGCTATTGTCAAGCAAGCCTTGCTTATCAATCGGGATGTGGATACAGGTCAAGACTACTTCGCGGATATTGCGGGTCGTTGGGATCGTATCTTTAATAAGAAGAACGAGAATAAGTACAAGACAGTCCTACCCGAAATCAATAAATCTCTAGAGGGGGGTTTAGGTTCGAAAGAAATGGCTATGGTGGTTGCCCCTCCTGGGGTGGGTAAGTCCCTGTATCTTGTTAATCAGGGGGTTCACTCCATGATTGAAGGTAGGAAGGTCTTGTACGTTTCTTGTGAAATGAGTGAGGATAAGATTGCTCAAAGGTTTGATTCTATTATGACCCTTGTGCCTCAATGCAAACTCAAAGATCCTGCTAACCAACTTACGGTAAAGGAGAGGTTGGATATCTTTAAGGAGGAGTTTCCTGGGAGTGAGCTTATTATCAAGGAGTTCCCTACTGGTCAAGCTACAATTAATACCATCCGAAACCTCTTGGTACAACTCAAAAACTATGAGGAGTTTGAGCCTGATCTTTTGATTGTGGATTACCTTGAACTGCTTCGACCAACTAGGGACATTCAACAGGAGTATCACGCGCAACAGAGAGTTGCTGAGGAGCTTCGGGGTGTTGCTATGGAGTATAACCTCCTTGTCTGGACTGCTACGCAAACCAACCGACAAGGGAAGATGGTGAAGTTTATTACAGACGCAGAGCTTGGGGACTCCTATGGTAAGATTCGAACTTGTGATTTCGCCATCTCTCTAAACCAATCGGAAGAAGAGTACGATGAAGGGAAGATGAGAGGCTTTGTTATGAAGTCTAGAAATGGTAGAACTAGGTTCGCAGTCCCTATGGAGATAGACTACAGCACACTAAGAATGTCAGAAGGAGATGAAATGTTCACAGGAGAAGCAGAATGACCCCTAAAAAAACTCATCCTGTTCATCCTATGGAAGTGTTCACAGGAATCAAGACGTATAAGATTGAGCAAAAAGCCTTAACCAAAGACAACCTCTATGGCTGTGTAGAATTCGAGAAATCCACCCTTACTATAGATCCTAACCAATGTATTGAGGACTACCGTGGAACTCTGCTGCATGAGATATGCCATATTGGTTTTGAGATTTACGGGCTAGGTAATGATGAGGATATCCCTCCGATAAGTAATGAGTTTCTAACGACCGTCACCGCAAATATGATTCAACAACTTGCAGGATTGAACGAGGAACTATTTAAGTTTATCTTCCAAGTACCTAAATAAGGTATGAATAATTTAGATTTTATAAAAACACTCGCCAAGAAAACTCTGCCGTTGACCCGACTAGTCGTTTACGTTGATGGGAGGTGGGTATTTGCAAATCTTGCTAACCCTGTAAGGACTACTTTGCAACAGAACTTCTATCTAATTAGCACCCCTTTTGGGCTTACCTCTAAGGGAGCAACTAATGCTGCAAATAATTCTTTTAATGGTAATCCTGGAGATTATGTAGCTGAAGATAAGAACCAAGGTGTTTTAAGTGTAGTTACCGCCTCTTATTACTCATTGCTGTTTCCATCCCCCCAACAGATCCCGCTTACCCCCACATCATCAGAACAACTAAAAAATCCTAATTTTATAACAAAAACTCTGGGAGAATCGGTGGACCAAGACTCTGATAAGGTACTAATAGGCAACAACACCTTCTCTCTCCCTACAACTCAGAAAAAAACAGTAACAATCATAGACACACCTACTGGACAAGCTAAAGTCCACTATGATCCCTCTGGAGTGGCATGGAGCCACAGTCATTATGACCAAGATCTCGAAGCTATGGTTGAAGTAAAAGTAGCTTCTGTAGCTAAACCTAAATCCAACTACTAACTATGAAAGAACTAATTGAATCCCTTGAAGATTTTACTTGGGAAAACTATAAAGATATCAGTGACGCTCTCGTCCAATTTAACGAAATTGAAGTAGAAACTGAGATGTTTCGACAAGCATCTATCTATTCCTACTACTTTGGCTTGATGAGCTTCGCCAAAAGGAAGGTAGGAGAGGCAAGCGTCCAACTAACTAGGTTTATGTCCAAGCTTCGTAAAGAAGCCAAGCGCGATTCCTCTGTAAAGCTCACCGCAAAAGACTTGGATGATCTAGTGTTTGCCGACGATCAGTATACTGTAAGGCAGAACGCTTTGGATGATGCTACTTTCAAATACGAAATGTTGAAAGGATTAGTCCGAGCCCTTGAGCAGAAAAAAGACATGTTGCAGCAATCGTCTGCAAATAAACGAGAAGAGACTAAACTTTACAAGTAACTACACTATCATACTACACACACACTAAGGAGTAACAACTATGGCTATTGATCTAGAAGCCCTTCGGGCAAAACACGAACAACTTAACAACCCTGCTGGCGCGAACAGCAACTCAGACTTCCTCGCGAAGTTCTACCAAATTCCCGAAGGCAGTAATGCTGTTCGTATTCTTCCTTGGAAGGATGACGAGAAGGAGTTCTATGCGGAGACTAAAATCCACCGAGTTCCTGGACCCGATGGGAATGTAAAGAACGTCCACTGCCGCAAGATTCATGGAGAGAGTTGCCCTATGTGCGACCTCTACTATGCTCTGTGGAAAACAGGTCGTTCAGAGGACGAGGATCTTGCTCGTCAGATCAAGCCCCGCGCTCGTTACTACATGAACATTCTCGAACGTGAAGGTGGTAGTATTAAAATTCTTTCTATTGGAGTGATCCTTTTCAAGAAGATTATTGGTGCTATGCTTGATGAAGACTTCGGTGACATTACCGATGTTGAGAAAGGTCACGACTTCAAAATCGTGAAAGAAATGGATGGGCAATGGCCGAAGTACGACCAATCCCAACCTCGTCCTAAGTCCTCACCGCTAGGATCTAAGTCCGAAATCGCTACTTCTATGGACAGCTTGCATGAGATTCACGGTCTTGTCAAGCTGGAAGACTATGATGAAGTAAAGAAATCTGCCGCTGCACTTAATAATGTGGCAGTCCAAGGTACAACAACATCATCGTCACCTAAAGAGGCTACAGAAGTCTCAGACAATGAGTACCTCTCTAAACTAAAAAGTTAAATTATTATGAACTCAATTAAACAAATTATTGTCACTCTGGCACTCACTACTATCTTAGGATTAGGCTTCGCTTCTTGCGCGGCTCTTGGAGACTTCTTCGGTGAAGGCACAGTATTCACTACTGCTGATCAGCTTCAGGAGGGCGAAGAGGGGGCAATTATCCCTCTGGACCAACTTCCTGATTCTGTGAAAGATAAGCTTCCCGAAGGAGCTACCGTTGTCATGGCAAATAAAGATCAGCTTAAAGCTGACGCTGCCTACATCCCTGCGGGTGGTGATCTTGATGGCGACTCCATTGGAGGCATGATTGATGCTGGCTTCGGTATTGCATCTACTTTCATCCCTGCACTTGCTGCTTGGGAAGGTATTGTAGCCGTATTCAGTCAACGGAAGCGCAAGCACTATGTAAAGGCTGCAAAAGCTATCATCCCATCGGATAAGAATGTAGACTTCGGTGCTGCTATTGGAAGTATCGCCTCTGCTCTAGGCATGGCGCACTCTTCTGACGCATCAGCTAAAGCTCATGCTACTGATGAGACGAAAAAAACCTCAACTAAGGCTTAATACTTTAAGCAACGAAGCTATTATAGAGAGGCATCCAATATTGGATGCCTCTCTATTTTTATACTATGAGCGATAAACTAAAAATACTGTGTGTCCCCGCTAACGAAGGTGGATGTGCATACTACCGAATCATTGCTCCTATGAAGAAGCTGGAAGAGCTTTACGGAGATAGAGTCGAGCTTAGGTGGAACAAGAACCCTCTCGGCATTGATGAGAAGACGGGAGCGTGGAAGGAAGGTTGGGACTTCGAAGATATGAAGTGGGCA